GGAGGATCCCTCGCTCACCTGTATTTGGGGAAGAAGGTTTTAGTGCAGCTAACCTCCTAAGAAGAACACTGCCGAGCACTACTGGTGTCCGTATATCAGATGTTGATTTAGACCGTCAGCAGAATAGATTGCTACAGGAAATTATAGAGGAGCATCTGCGAAGCCATCCAGACTCTAGGATGTTCGAGCACCTATACTTTAGCCAAGAAGACTTAGCGAAACTTTCTCCCGAAGAACGCTCTATGTACTTGCTATATAAGCAGTTAGGTAAAGAGGCAACTCAGCGAGCTCGTACAGAACGAGAGCAGAGAGCTACTGCATACTCTACATAATAGAGTATTTAACCGACCCATCACCTAGCTGGTAGACAACGAAGTTATTTATTTGATTGTCGTTAGAATAAACGCCAGTGACAAATGTGGAAGCGGGTGTACTAGGCGAGGATTCAGTATATCCATAGCCAGCAACCACGCTTCCATCACCAAGTTGATGTACCATAACTTGATTGTAGCCCACGGTGTAGCGATTAAATGCTACAACAGTAGACTCTTCGACATCGCTTGAAGTGGCTAAGCCTCTAGTAACAATGTATTGGATTGTTCCAGAGCCAATAAACCCCGGAACAATTAGGTCTTTAACAGCCATTAGCTAGCCCGTGTTCTACTGGTTGGATTGCTTGCGTCATTGATAGTCCATGTCATAGCCGTGGTAGAACCATCTACCTTTTTGCCTGTAATGGTCGTTCCTGATATTGCAAACTCACTAACCGAGCAAAGAATCATATACAAAAGTTGAGCTGGTGTAGCCGCTGCTCCATCAGATGCGTAGCTTTCGGTTTGAGCAGTAGTCCAAGTAGCGTCCAGTTCTGCCTTTGTTGGTGGGTCATAAGCATTAAGAGCATCAGTACATTCGCTCTGAACCTCAGTATCCCAAGCACTGTTCCAAGGAACTGCTGAAAGACCGGCACCGTTTGCACCTATCACAGCCGTGTCAGTTAAGATGTCTGCAACATACTTCCCGAATGTACCAGAGCTAGCATGTCCACTAGCTGCTTCATCCCAAACTGCGTCTGCTATAGCAGCGGCTGTTACTACACTAGCAGTTATCCAAGCCGAATCTCCTCTGTCACGTATAGCTTGTAGACTATCTGTTGTGTTTACAAAGTCATCCCAGTCTGCTGTGGATTCCTTGCTTACTAGCTTTGCGATAATAGAGTCGTCAGCTACATCAGAGCCTGCTACAGAGGCTGAGATTAAATGGTCTAAACCTAGTGCCACAAGTGCATCATTACACTCGCTCTGTACTTCTGAGTCCCATGAGCTGTTCCATGGAACTCCAGTAAGTCCTGCACCCGCCGAACCGATTTCAGCAGTGTCTGTTAGTACATCTGCTAGATACTTACCGAATGTACCTGAACCTGTGTGACCACTAGCAGCTTCGTCCCATACCGCATCAGCAACCGCTGCTGCGGTAGGTGCAGAACCACCACCTCCAGTTGTCCAAGCGGCGTCACCCCTATCCCTAATAGCTTCGAGGCTGTCCGTCGTATTAACATAATCATCCCAGTCAGCAGTAGATTCTTTACTGACTAGCTTGGCGATAATAGAGTTATCTGTTACATCCGACCCAGCTACAGAAGCCGATATTAAATGGTCTAAGCCGAGCGCAACCAACGCATCATTACATTCGCTTTGCACCTCTGTATCCCACGATGAATTCCACGGAACTGCTGTCAGTCCTGCACCTGCTGAACCAATCTCTGCGGTGTCCGTAAGAATGTCTGACACGGCTTTACCATAGGAGCCTGAACTTGTGTGACCTGACGTGGCTTCATCCCACACTGCATCAGCTATGGCGGATGCGGCTGGTGCACTTGCTGTCACCCATGCAGCATCACCTCTGTCTCGGATAGCTTCAAGTGTATCCGTAGATGCTGACCAGCTTCCACCTTTAATTTCAGTGAACGCACTATCCAGTTCGGCTTTAGTAGGTGCATCGTAATCTGACAGTGCCGCATCACACGCTGCATTTATTTGGTCGGTGGCATCAGAACCCTCGATACTAGCCACATCAACCCTAGCATTAGCATCAAAAGCAGAAGCACTGGCAGCAAACATAGCGTCATATATAGCTTCCTCTAGCACGTAGAATGTTTTGAATACTGGCAATGCCCCGGACTCATGACACGCTACAAGCAACTCGCCACACGTATTGGTATCTGTTGTATCAAGCACAACAATATAAAACCCTATTTCGTCGTGAGAAGATGAAGAACTCTCATTCTTCTGAGCAAAGTTTCCCCCGCCTTTAGAAAGCCTTATGTCTGCTTGGCTAATAGTCAGCCCAGTCTCCGCCGTCTTCCCATCAGTGTCATCTAGGAATGGGCCGAACCGAAAAGTATAGGCTGTAGATTGTTTCAAAAACATTCTAGTTGTTCCTCATTTGTTTATATGTGTTCATTGAGATTGCGGCGATTGGGGTGGATGATGTTGAATACTCCACCACTAACTTGGGAGCGTGGGCAGAACCCTTGTTTCGAGACCACCACCGGGCATACCAGTTGGCACCTGTAGATGGGCCATGGAGAATTATATTAATATCATTATTTGCAGACCAGCCAGAACGATTTACTATCTCCTGAATCACCGAAGTTATATCAGAAGAATCGTAATATGTACCCCCACTCATTGAAGGAATCGTCCACGACACACTTGCGCTTGTAAGAGTTGCGTCAATAACATCCGAACCATTACTTGGAGCGGAAGCATCATCGACGTCCTCCGCTGAAATGCTAATACTTTCACCCTCACTATTGCTCTCATAATTTGAATGTTTCATCTGTATTTTTGCAGAAACAATATTAGCACCTTGAGCTATATCTATTGTAGTAAAACGCAAGAAGCTCCAGAAAAATCTTTCCAGCATACCCATGCCGTCAATGTCATAGCCAACTTTCATTTCATCGTTGGTTGATGTAAATGCGCTCGATGAAAACGAACCGTACATATGCTCTTCACGAACGAATCCATCATCGGCTGTTGCTGCAATTATTTCGGTTACTGTCGTCATTATAAATTCCTAAAGATACTTTGTTATTATACCTTTACGAGTTCAGTGAGTTCCACCTCAACTCTACCTGGCTTCTCTACTCCCATCCGCACTATCCTCAAATCATCTATCTGCTCGTCGTCTTCATAAAGTCTTGCGTGAGCTAGCGCATCGAGCAGGGCTTTGGTTAGATTGTCTATGTCTCGGCGTCTACGGTCTGGCATATAGGCTTTAATAGTAATTTTTAAGCGACCTGTTAGCATAGGGCTGCTCTCTGAGATTACATCCTCCATAACCTGCTCTCTGTATTTCCTGCCTCTAGCACTGATAACCACACGCCCTTTGCCAATGTGTCTCCAGTACGTGTTTACTGTAGGGGGATACCCTAGCGTGATGTGGATAGCGTCTGAATCCATTCGTCTACTTCCTCCTGAGTTACCCGGTTGGGTGCTCGTAAATCTAAGTCCCTGAGTCGTAACCAATCCATTAGGTTGTAATTGTCGGGGTCGTTAATTTGTTTATAAGCTAGCTGTTTGGCGTGCGGCATAGCAGCTAGGTCATCCATGTGGCACTTCTTGCAGGTACGAAAGTAGTTACACACGTTCATACAACGAGTCGGCGCTTGACTTCTACGTTCTATTTCATGAGTCTCCAGAGGAAATCCTTGGTATTCTGTTGCCCCGCATATCCAGCAGCGGTCAAAGTCTATCGCCCAGTTACGTCTTTCGTCTCGCCATTCGCTCGTGTGTTTGTCGTATCGCTTCATCTAAATAGTTACGAGCCTTTAACAAATCCTGTAACTTACTATTGTTCTTTTTCTTGCCAGCCCTGCATATATATTTAACCACATTACCTAACCAGAAGCATAGCTTCCAAGCCTTGATAACATCCCACGGCTGTATGCCTTGGTCGTAATGCTTAGGAGGTTTACATCTTTTATTCTTCTTGGGCATCAGCCTGTTGCTCCATTAAGTATTGGTCTACAAATGTTTCAGCCTGCCTGTCAGTCATCATCATCATTGGTTTATTAGACGACGGCTCACTGAAAAACAACCAGTGCACTTGGCCTTCTTCGTCAATCATTTTCTTGAGATACATAATTGCTGGACTCTAGCTGCTCTACAATCACCTTCAATTTAGGTATAAACGATTCGGGTTGTGTCTTAGCACAGATAGAAAGTAGAGATGCGGCCTCCACATATTGGTGT